AACTTTTGAGTAGAAAGAATCTTTTTGATTAAATCATCTTTTGTAAACTGATTGTACTTTTTAATGCTCCAAGCGTAGAAGTCACCTTTTGCGCAAGTATCATCTTTGATAAGAATCTTTGCTTTAAGCTTTGACTTCATGTCTTTTTCTTTCAAATGATTTTCAAGAAGTTCATCTACAGCACCTTCTAAGTCAAACTTGTAAGTAAAGATTTCATCAGAATCCTGAAGACAAAAGTCAGTCACTATATCAGGCTGAGTTTTAGCCCAAGCTTCAGCTTCTTTTTCAGCGTCTCTGTTGAGCCAATGAATGTCTGTGCATCCACCTTGACCAGAATTTTCAGCGTAACCAGCTTTCTTGCCGTTCCAATAAACAGTCGCTTCAAAACAGTTAGTTTCATGAGAAGCGAATTCGCTGTGCTTTACGTTCTTTAAAGTTATCATTTAAATAGTCCTTACTTTTAGTGAATAAATGTCCATTCTGTTTAGCGCCCTAAATGCTGCGCCTCCGCGAATTGAACTAATGTCATAAGTTGGCATCACATCGCTATGGCTAACAACTCTAGAAAGTTCATACTCAAAACGAGTATTAAATACATTGGTCACATTGGCGATGAACGTAATCTTCTGAACAAACTTCTCAATTTTTCCAAGACCATCAGTCTTTGTCCAAGGCTTGCTCATGGTGATCCTTACTAGATCATTAGCTTTAAGAGTGTCTGCATTGATTTCTTTCATGTGATGCTCCTGACTGTATGCTCTTGAATGTAAAACTTTTCGTCTTTAAAGATTGCATGACTTGCCATATCTTTAAGCCATTTCTCAGCGTCTTCGTATGACGAGAAAATGCTACTAATTACATTTCCTCTCAAAGCTACAAATACTGTCATGTGATGCTCCTTGAGGCCGAAGCCTCATTATTATTTATTATTTGATGGCGTTTGGTGTAGTAGCAGTGTAATGCTCAAACAAATTATCTTCAGAAGAATGATGCTGAATGAAACCACGCTTAATCACTCTTTTAAGCGTTCTTTTTAAAAGTACATCACCAAAGTCTGTAGCATCTAAAAGGTCATGGTAGCTTGCAGTTCCGTAGTTTTTGATAACTAATTTAAGGTCTGCAAAAAGCTGTTGCTCAAAACCACTCCAGTTTGTGTAATTGCTGGTCATATCATGCTCCGTTCTGTTTCGTTATTTACTTAACTTAGGATCATTATAAACTTATAAGGTCACTTTGTATACCTTATTAGCAACTATTTTTGCATTATCTGCACCTTTACACACAAAAGCCTTATGGCCAATGCTTTCCAAGTAGGCCAACCAGTCCTTCTGCTTCTCGCTGACGCTGCCTCCTTTTGACCTTTTCATCTCTATCCACGTGTTCCATGCTGGAATAAAAAGATCGGGAACACCTGCAGAAACGCCTTCGGCCTTTAACCTTGCTCCTGCACTCTGAGACCGAGCCTCGCCATTAGGAATAGCAAATATCCTAACGTCTGGATAAGTTCGCCTGAACCACTGTATAAAGGCAACCTGCTCCTGATGCTCGGTAGGTACTTTTAAAACGGAATTATCGGTAACCACTCCTCGCACTGGTTTAGCTGCTTTGCGAAATCTTCTGGCGGTTCTATTTGATACTGGTGGCATAATCCATTCTCCATGTAATCGTCACAAGTGTGACAGCATTTAGGCTCTTTAATATCAAGCAAAGCGTTAACCTCGGCATAATAATCCTTAACTATTTTAGGCTGCGGATGTCGCATAATTTCTCCTTATAATGTTGAAATACCTTCCGTTCTTTTCGTAATCAATCTCGACTGGTGGAGTTGCTTGATTAAACGCCACTGAGGCTTGATATAAGCCGTTTGCAGCAACTAACTCTGCATGGCACCCACTTGCATGAGCAATCGTATTAATCTGCCCTAGAGCCTTTTGTCCAGCGTATCCGCTGTGAAGTACACAGAAGTATTCACTTATTGGCTTGTCACTTAAAGATGGCCCGTAATAAGTGGCCTTCAGCATGTCATTACCCGCCCGGCTCGTGTACTCGCTCCATTCCCAACTTGCCACCGACATCTTTAGTTCACTGTCAGTGCCCATGATGCAGTCATCACGAAGATGCATAAGCGCCTTATTGTCGCTCTCTGGGAACTTATAGCCGCACTCCGGGCAAGTCATCACAGAGATGTGAACAATCTCATGACATTGATCGCATACCTTTATAGGAGCCTCACCACCACCGCCTGACTTTTGAGGTGGCCTAACTCTTACAATTGGACCATGAGCCTCAACATTTCCAGCAAAATCTAACACCAGGCAGTGATCAGAGTGACTCTTTGGCCTAAGACCTCGACCAGCCATTTGCATGTAAAGAGCAGGAGACATTGTAGGCCGAAGCATTACAATTAGATCAATGTCAGGAAAATCAAAGCCAGTAGTCAACACGTTGGCGTTAGTCAGTGCTCGGATCTCACCAGCCTTAAATCTTTTAATGATCTCAGCCCTTTCCTTTGCTGGAGTTTTTCCAGTAACACAGGCTGCAGTTATTCCCATGTCATTTAAATCTTCTGCAATATTTTCAGCGTGAGAAATGCCAGTGCAGAAAAATAACCAATGCCTGTAATCGCTGCCCTTGCTAATCACTTCATCAACAACCTGTGAGTTAGTCTCATAATTATTTACAGCCGCTTGCAATTCAGACTCAATGTATTCACCGCCACGTTTGTGAACGCCATCAACATTAAGCTTAGCCACAGTTCTCTTGCTTCTAAGTGTGCATAAGTGACCTTTATGAATTAACTCTTCAATCGTGACTGGCTCGATGCGGTCATCAAACAGGGCACCATCCTCGTCTATATAACCATGGCCAAGTCTAAATGGCGTGGCCGTTAACCCAATGACTCTCAAGTGAGGATTAATATCAAAAAGTTGCTTAATCAAATCCCGGTAGCCGCCTTCTTCTTTATGAGAGATCAGGTGGCATTCATCGACTATTACTAAATCAACGTGCCCAATGTCTGGCGCACGTTTACGAATCGACTGAATGCCAGCAAAAGTAATTGGCTCAGATAGATTCTTTTGACGCAGCCCGGCACTGTAGATCCCCATGGGGGCACCCTTCCAATGCTCACGCATCTTACTGGCGTTCTGTTGTATTAATTCTTTGACATGAGTCAGCATAAGGACTCTAGTGTCTGGCCACTGAGTCAGCGCATCTTTGCATAGCTCTGCCACGATGTGACTCTTGCCGCTGCCAGTAGGCAAAACAAGGCAAGGATTGCCTTCGTTATTTCTTAACCAATCGTATAGCAGGTCAATAGACCGCTTCTGATAGCCTCTTAGTTTCATAAGTCTAGTCCTCTTCAAATAGATCACCTTGACACCCAAAGACTTCGCAACTTTCAGCGCAGCCACCATTATTTCCTCGCATTCTTAAAAGAATCTCGTCTTTACTAACGTCTGCAAATGAATCCTGGGCGCTTTTAAATGTGTTATTGCCGCGATACATAATCAAAGGATCAGTGGCTCTTGTTTCAATAATTCGTAAAGGCTGCGTATTAAGCATATCCCAAAACTCAGCCGCTAATTCTGGCTCGTCAATTGCAGCAAGGGCTATCTTGTTGACTCCTTTCTTAATGCAAAATACACAGTTGCCTAACCATTCATCTAAATCTAAATCAAATGGTTGGTCTTTCCACCACCCTAAAATGTCTTGTTTATCCATAGGCGAGATTTCAGCTAAAAATCTGTAACCCTTTTTAGGCTTCAATCGCCTTGGCTCGTCAATCCTAATGCCAAGCCATGAGGTGTAATTGTTGCGCCCAAAAGTTTCATCACAGTATTTTTTATAAGGCGCTGTTTTCATCCGATCTGTACACATCGCCCCATGGATAAATGGCGTGGAGTAACACTTCATCATGTCCTTCCAGGGGCCGTAATCACCACAAATATCATCAATGCTTATTTGTCTCCACGTAGCTCCCACACCTACTTCGGTTGTCATCACTGATCTTAGACAAACTAAATCTATATTAAAGTGCTTAACCACTTGCCTAACAAATGAATAGGTATTTTCATGCTCTGCACCCGTGTCCATAAACACATACTTGACGTTATCAATAAGCCCTTGAGACACCATTGTTTGTATTCTATGAATCATGTACGCAGACGTTCGGCCACCGCTAAAGCTAACTACGTTAAATTCATTCATGTTGCATTTCTCCATTTTTTGATTCTATATCCTTCGATAATATAACCCACGCATTAGCGGCAGTTTGAGGCACTACTCCGTTTCCCAAAAGTCTAATGCGGTCCACCCGGTTGGCACACCCATCAACCACTCGACCCAGTCTGGGTTCAGGTGACCAGAGACTATGTCCGTACCCACTCCTCCAATTGCTGCGTTCGGAAGCGCATCGAATCTCCTGCTCTTGCCGTCCTTGCGTGTCAATGCATCCTCCTTGTAACCGCCCTTCCAGTCTCTCGTTGTTGGAGTTGGTAACATTTCCTGATCGAAAACTACTGCCGTCAGATTGTTCTGATGATTGTCTCGCATCTTCTTTGTCGCCTTGTCCGAGTCCTGAACTGTCGGTGTCGGCCACATCTTCACTGCAGTCGCTAATCCGTCCCCACTCGTTTTGCTCATTCCTTTTTGATTGTAATCCCCATGAACTGTTGGCGTTGGCCATTGAGCTGGCTCCATTTTGACCTGCATCGTAAGATTTGCTGGCCTCGTTTTCCCGATATTCTTGGGATTCCCTGACGCTTTCATTCGCCTTTGGTAATTGTCGTAACTCTCGTCTACCTCCATAACTCTCGGTGTGAGCCATTGAGCTGGCTCCCTCACTATCACTTCTGTCTCCAAGCGCTTCTTCGGATTGCCCATTTCTATTTCTTTCTGAGATGGTCCGTTCGCTGAACTCACTCTTGGCGTTGGCCATGGTGTCTGATCTTGATAAAGCTTCATTGTTGCTTCGTCTACTTGCTCCCGAAGATTGCACGGCATCTTCCGACCCTTTCTCTGACCCTCTTGCATTTTCCGCGTTGCTTCCTCCGATCTGGGTGGAAGGTAATCCATTGTGTTCGGAGTTGCCCATGAGTTCACTGCCATTGATAGAGGCGTTCCTCCCTGTGCGTATTTGTTTGTGCGAGAACTGACTGAGTCCATTGTGACAGTCGGCCATAATATAAACCCGCTTTCTCTGGTGTGGAGCACCGACTTCACGCGCTGAGAATATTCCCCACGCAACTTTGTAACCAAGGCTTTCCAAGTCGCTAATGACTTCTCGGAGTCCGAGACTAATGTGTCCTTCGACATTTTCAAAGAAACATCGAACAGGTCTAACTGCCCGGATGATGTCGCAGATGTAAGGCCAGAGGTGTCTGGGGTCTTCTTCTCCAAGTCGCTTTCCTGCGGCTGAAAAAGGTTGGCAGGGATAACCGCCAGTGAGGATGTCAACTCGGTCTCGAAATGACTCCACTGGCAAGGTTTTAAGATTCGACCACACAGGTGCGGCATCCAGCTTACCCGCTTCCATCTTGGCAACCAGGTTCGCAATGGCGAAGGCTTCGATCTCCACATGAGCGATGACTCTATGTTCAATTCCGGCGAGGTTAAGTCCTCTTTCGATTCCACCATATCCTGTGCATAAAGAGAGGACAGTGGGTAATTTTTGGGTAATATCCACATTTATTTTTCCTTTTTTATTCAACTATCCTGCCGTTGAATGAAGTTCTTAATTCGTCAGCATCGCCACTCGCACAAAGTGCAGGGTTTGCTATTATTTCTTGGCCGCTGTATCCAGACTCGCCATTTAAAACGTCTTTGCCATTGATGACATAGATTGCTTCCCACTGGCTTTCTGCTTCTTTTCTTGAATAAGGAACCAGATCCGGGTGAATAGTATGACTATCGCAGCCAGTACGCTGGTAGTCCAATGGTATATTTTCTGAGTTGTGACGCTCACATCGCCATGTTGAATCTTTTTTGGCGGTAGCGTGGGCGCAGGTTCTGCAGTTGCCTTGCTGAGTTGGCTCACTTTCGTGGCAGAATGAGTAGGCCGCGCAGAACTTGCATAAGTACCAAGCCTTGCTCGCTCCAGTACATGGCTCAGGCATTCTATC